GCTAGCGATACTATAATTAGGGGGAACGGACTCGTCAAGCGGATCGCGCGCCCGCCTCGAGGAAAGATGTAAGATGCTTAATGCGACTGGTCTCATTAAGCTAATGCGACTCGTCTCATTAAGGGCCCTTCGTGAGACACGTCTCATTAGTGCGTTACGGTGATCGACGTAGCGCGCCAGGCGATAATCGCACACGCGCGTTACGGTGATCGACGTAGTCCGCGTTACGGTGATCGACGCAGCGGCCGGTACGGTGATTGACGTAGCTCAGACTACGGTGATCGACGTAGTCCGCGTTACGGTGATCGACGTAATTCCAGGCCCGTCGCCGGCGGTTTTTCTACGGTCCAGGTCTCGAGTCTTGTCAAGGTTTTTTTGTGCGAGGACGTGAGGCGAGGCCGTGAGGCGAGGCGAGGCCGTACATAAAAAAACCGGACGGCGGTGAGGCCGTCCGGTTTCGGACCGTGGCGCAGACTGGCCGCGCTAGTCGTCGATCAATCGCTCGGCGTAGCGTGTCCGGACCGGATCGGCGCAGTACGACTCACGCAGATACTCTAGACAGTCCTCGCAGAGTCGCCACGTATCCATTACCTCATCCGTCGCCACGTCGCGCGACGTGTACGCCTCGGCCGCCTTACTCCGGTCCTCGCACAATTCGCAGACCGGATGAGGCGACAGGATGTACTTGTGGCAGTCCTCGCAGAGCATATACGTATGCTCATCCCCGATCACCGAGGCGTATACGTGTACGGCCTCGCCTTCCCCGCAAAAATCACAGCGATACATTGTGTCCTCCGCTTTTCTGTAGACGATCAATCAGATCCGATCCGTTTCTGACGCGCGTGATTTTGTGTGCGAGACAGAGCGCGTCAGCCTCACGTGAGGCGCGGACGGAAAACCGATCGCCGCGCTCAGTTACGCCACCGTCTGATACCCAATAGCGCGGTTCCGGCTGACGTGCTAACCATTCCAATGCCGGACCGTCTACGCAATTCGATCCCCGCATGTGTGGCAGCTCGGCCGTGTGTTGTCCGCGCTCGGCGAGGACGTGTAAGGTTCCCCGGTACGAGTCGGCCTCATACAGACCGACTACCGAGGCCGGACATACTTCGAGGACGTCCTCGATCTGGCCGTCCTCCCATGACATTGATCCGGAACCGTCAATCAGTACGCTTGCGCCGGACTGCCGTACCTTCCGCCTAAACACGCGATTGTCTAACGTGGCGCGGTACATGGCCGTAGGGATCGCACCGTCCTCAGACGGCCGGTACGCCCGTACAGACGGCCTCGCCGCAGTACGTGACAGGTGAGCGTACGACACGTCTAGGTGTCCCCAGTCCGGCCGTCCGTCCTCACCGCCACGGCGCGACGGCATGGCGGGCCGAGGTAGCTTCTCGCCACCGGCAAACAATAGCGCCATGAGTCGATCCGCGACGGTTTTCAGCGTACGGCCGGACAATGGATCAAGGTACTTCCGGCGTGTTTTCAGCACGAGACGTCGCGCCATAAGATCGGCCTCGGTCGATCCGTAGCGCGGTTCGTACTCGATCTGAAGTAGCGAGATCACAATCTCCGCGCCTTCCTTCGGATCGGGACATTTCAGCGCGGTGAGGACGTGTGTAAGGCCGGTGATAATCCCCGCGCGTGTGGCATGGCAGATCGCACATTCGCTGTAGCGATTACACGTCGTCGCGAGAATACCGGCCCGGAGTCCGATCTGCGTGATCCTCCAATCCTCGGCCCATTGGAGACATTGATCGTATTGGGGATGTATCCGGGTGAATTTTTTGGAGTACCGCGCGTGCAAAATCTCATGTCTCCGGATCATGAGGACTAGATGATCAATCGCGGGATCACCGGTCCGATCCGGTACGGCCATACGACGGCCGACAATGTCCGTCCAACCGTGCAGTCCTCCGGAGGACTGCACGGCATACGGATCACCGTGAGGCGCGACAATGTTTACAAACGGTGAGGACGTGAGCGCGGACACGTTACTTCGCCGCCTTTGCGATCGAGGCGACGGATAGCGCGTCGCAAAAATCCTGTCCTCGGCCCGGAAAAATCAATTCGGCGGCCTCGGACAATTCGAGGCCGTTCCGGACGGCGGTTTCAAGGTTCGCCCATGAGCGTAGTGACGTCGCGCCTTCCTTCCGGGCAATGTCCCCGAACATGAGCGCGTCGTACGCCTCATCGGACGGCTTATCGACATGGATCACCACGCCGAACCGGTCCAACAATGCCGGACGGAGTCGGCCCGGATCATCATTGGTCGTCGCGATCGCCACAAACGGCAGTTTTGTCACGGCCTCGCATGTCGGCAATTCGATCCGAGGCGTACGATCGAGACACTGATGGAGAAACGTGACGGCCTCGGCCGAGGCGTGAGAAATCTCATCGAGGATCACCGGGGAACCGTCGCGCAGAGCGCGTGTAACCGGCCCATCTTTCCAGATCCATTCCGATCCGCGCGGGATGTAGTGGCCTCGCAATTCCGCCACGGCGCAGTCCTCCGGAAGTACGATCGCCGCCGGTTCTACGCCGAGACGTTCCACAATGCTCTGACGTGCAACAAACGATTTACCGAAACCGGGAGGACCGTACAGGAGAACGTGCAGACCGGAACGAATCGCCATATCGATCCGCTGACGAGTCGTGATCGTGTTAACGAGAACGGCCGGAACGATCGGAGTAGCGACAGAACGTGACATGCGGTACCTATCCTTCTATGTATACCGGCCGGACCGTCCGGCCGTCGCCTCGCTTGCAAGCGAGAACGATTAGATTAGATGCGAGCGATAATGCTAGCGTCAACGTCAGAGATTTGACATACTCGATCCGGAGATTTGGACCGTGTCTGCCGTACAGGTGATTTCGCGTAGGCGAGGCGATCACGCCTCGATCAAGGGGATGAGCGCGGAAACCGATCCGCGCCTCGCCTCGGCCGTCCTCGGCCGTCTAACAGCCTGTGGAAAACCGATCAATTTGCCTCACTTAGCCTGTGGAAAACTGTGTGGAAAAGCTGTGGAAAAGCTGTGGGCTCGCTGTGGAAAAGCTGTGGAAAACCTCGAGGCCAAAATGAGCTACGTCAAAATTCTGACAGCAGCGGCCTGGATTTTTGGTGCCAACCGTCAAAATCCTGGCGGTGTCAAAAATCCGACATGTCAAAAATCCGACATGTCAAAAATCCGACATGTCAAAAATCCGACATGTCAAAAATTTGACGGGCTCCGTCAAAAATTTGACGCCGGCTCCGTCAATTTTTTGACGTCCGAAACCGCTGGGCCAAATGCGATAGGCATAAGTACCCGCGCGCGGCGGCGGGATCGCGGACTAGGCGGGTCCGGCTGATCATCTCGGGGCGCGGCTGAGCGGGCCAAAACCCCATTCGCGGGCCTCGCCGAGCCTCTCACGAATGAGCCCCGCCAGCCATCGGCGGCACCGCCGGTCAAATGCTTGACAGCATCGTTGGCATTTGTGTTAGCATACGGATCGAGGTTGGGGATCGCCCAAATCGGGATTTTGAAATCGCCCAACCCCGAGGAGCCATGAAGCAGATCACCTTAGATGATTTCCTGACGCCGGAGGAGATTCGGAAGGCGTGGGAACTGTTCCGGCGGTTGAAGGGAACCGGCCGGTTCGCGGCGGCAGTCGACACCGCGATCGTGACGCCCAATCTGGCCCGCATCAACGCGGCGCTTGGGCAAGAGAACGACGCGCGGTATCTGGCCTACGCCGTCGAGTACGTGTTCAGCCAGAACGAGGTCGCCCATACCCGATAACCGGGGGCGACCAGCGGCCACCAGCGGAGCGGAGGAGTTTCACGAGATGGCAACCATCAGCACGTTCATTCGACAATTACGCGCAGCCGCCGACGCCTTGGAATTGCTTGTCGAGGCGGCACCCACCAAGCGCGGCATCGGCACGCGGGCAACCGCGCTGGCGATTCTCAACGACGGCAAGCAGCCGCCCGCCAAGCCCAAGGCCCTGCATTGGACGAAGCGCCCGGAAAACCGGCAGATTCTCGCCAAGATGGCGAGGAAAGCGGCGGCGACGCGCATCCGGAACGAGGAGGCGCGACGTGCCCACTAACCGGCGGCGGCAGCGGCATCAACCCCGCGTGAAGGGCGGGCGGGAGGGGCTGAGTTCGTGCGTGCTGGACAGCCTCAAGACCGCCCTGACCAAGACGGCGTATCAGCACGGGGTCAGCCGGTCGTGGGTGGTGGCCGTGATTGTCGCGAACTTCTACGGCATCGAGGTCGAGCATTACGACCAGAAAGAGGCACCGACCGATGAAAGAACCCAAGCGCGTCTGCATCAACTGCGGGACGGCACTCGCGCCACTCCCAACGCGGTGCGTGTGCGGCATTAAGTACGGACTGCCCCGCAAGGGGAACCCCGCCGGGGGGCTGGCACGGTCCGCGAACATGACCCCAGAGGAACGCCAGCGCGCCGCGCGGCGAGCCGCGCGCGTCCGCTGGGGGTATTTGAAGGCGACGAAACCCAAGGGTAGCAAGAGGAAGCAGAGGGCCACATGAGACCGAGTACGACTCCCGAGATGACCAGAGACCGTAACGCGGTGCAGACCGCCATTGCGAAGGCGCTGTACCTGTATGACCGCGTCCTGATTCAAGGACTGGACCCGCGCTCGTTCGAGGATTTGTCGCGGTCCGATCAATCGCCGTACCTCGCGCTGGCCGAGGACGCGATCGGGCAGCTCACCAATCTGCGCGTAGCGAGGAGAGGCTAATGGCATTGACGGCGGTGCAAACCGACAAGGGTCCGGCGTACATCAATCTGGAGCGCATCGAGACCATTTCGTCCCCGTTCAAGAACAAGTTCAACGGGCTGATGATGCGCGCGATCGGGATGTTCGGCGGGTCCAAGATTTACATTTTCGACAACGACGACAACCGGGAGCGGCTGAAAGACTTGCTGCCGCTCGATGCGGCGGTGCTGGCGAACGCGGACCTGCCCGACGCCCCACGGGCACGAAAGCGAGGCCCCCGTGCGTAGTCCGACCTTGGCCCATCAACACCACTATGGCGATGCCGAGAAGCGGCCGGACGCCAACCTCGCGGTCTACGACGACCCCGAGCATGGCGTCTGCATCGTGCTGTTCAACGGCGTGAAACTCGCCCAAGCCGCCACGCGCGAGGAAGCCACCGTAAAGGCGGCGACCATCTTCGCGTGGGCGCTGGCCTGTATGGATGAGGAGGAGACCCAATGAGCCGCGCGATGACCCCCGCGGAGGTGAAAGCGGCGGTGCTGACGCACGTTGCCAGCATCGTCGACTACTGGGAACGGGAGGAACGGGCCCCGGAGCTGCGGGACAAATTGGAGGGGGTCGCGTTCTCCATCCTGACCATGTTGGATGGGAGTGCCGCGACACTCCCGGCCTTCCTCGTCATGACCGCGCCGCATCCTGACGATACGGAGTTCGCGAAGTCGCGGGGCGAGAACTATTTCCCCGATCGGCTGGACATCGGCGGCGACTTGCACGAGGACGTGGGAGCCTACTTCCGAAAGGCGGCGAAATGAGCCTCATCTGCGTCCAGTGCGCGCTGAAATCGCTGTTGGAACACCAGACGCCCACGCCGTTCGATGAGACGCCGGAGGAACACCTCGCGCGGGTGCATCCCAATCCGGAAGTGACGCGGCTCGAACGCGAGCAACTGAACGAGGCGTTCAGGGCCGTCATCGCGAACGAACTGCACAGCGCCCCGGAGGACATGGAGGAGTCATGAAGGACTACGGGAAACACGAAGCCGCGCACTACGACCGGCTGGCGACCATTGCCCAATTGCTGCTCGACCACTTCTCGGAACAGCGGGGCGAGGGCTATGCCCAGCTTCCGACGATTGACGAGGCGCAACGGACGCGGTTCCTGCGGCTGGCCGAGCGGGCGATCGGCAGCGTCAACCCAGCCGTGATGATTGTGGCGGCTGACGCGGCGGCGCAAGAGGTGGACGAGTGGTTCAAAGAGAACCCACGGGCGAAGCCGAGCCAGATCGCGAACGAGGCGATCCATCGGTATGAAGCGTTAGTGACGGCATAAGCGGAGGAGATGACCAATGGGTATTGATGCGTGCATGTTTGTGAAACACCACGGGGACCGCCTGACGACGGACGACGTCCGGGCGCTGTCCGGGGATTTGGTGGCGGCGCTCGGGACGAGCCGCCTGTGGGTGATGCGGCCCGCCGAGACCCCGCACTGTCCCGAGGGCCGTCACGCCCTGGAATTGGTGGACGTCTACCACCAAGATGGGCCGACGCTGACGCCGGAGCAGGGCGAACAGTTCATCGAGGTCCATCTGTGGGGGCGCTACTACGGCCCCGGGTACGAGCGCGGCGACTGGCCGACGATTGACGCGATCTGCCGGTGGTTCGAGCATCGGTTGCCCGGCTGCGAGGTCTGGTACGGCGGGGACTCGAGCGGCGTCGAAGCCGAGTGGATGAGCGACATTGTCCGCGAGGAAATGTGGGAACACTTCGCCACGCACGGGCACGACCCATACGTGTTGAACCGCCAAGGCCATTTGCAGACGGCTGACGACCGGATCTGCGGCTTCTGCCGACGCCTGATGGAGCATTACGGCTTTGGGAAGAACTACGAGGCGTGGCGCTGCAACGGGTGCGGGCTGGACGAGGAAACCCGCGACGGGGGGACGACGTGGACCCCGCGCGAGAAAGAGCGGGCGTGATGACCGATCTGTTGAAAGACCATTTCCCAGCGCGGGGCAGCAAGGCCGCGACCGATTGGAAACCCATCGTCCGGTACCGGGCGCTCTCGAACCGCGTCATCGCCGCCGCCCAAACCCGGATTGAGGGCCGGTGGGCGGCGTACATCGACGCCGTGCCGGGCCGTCGCCATCGGGAGGAGTTCGAGGACGTGCTGCATCGCGGCGCGAAACTCGACGAGAAGATCGCGCGGGTGATCTTCTGGGAATTTGACGAGGTGCCGTATGCGGAATAGGAGCCGCCGACCATGACGCACTCCGAGAGTCTCCGACAGCTCACGGTGGCGCTCCTGCGGTTCCACCGGGAGGTCGAGCCGATTGCCACCAACGCGGAAGGCGAACGGACGGCCTACGCGGACCTGCACCAACTGCGCGAGGACACGCGGGGGCTGCTGGCCGACTGCGGCCTGATCGTCGTGCAGTCGGGCGGCTACGACGTCATCGAGACGACCATCCTGCACCGATCGGGCGAGTGGATGACGCTCCTCGCCACCTGTGCGCGGAGCGCGTCGGGGGAAGTGGCGTACGGGGCGCGGCACGCCTACATGCTGGCGCTCGGCCTGACGGAACTGCCGCCGGTCTCGGGGGCGTCACCGGGCACGCGGTACGACGACGCCTCGCAGCTCAGCCCGGACGAGATTGTGGAACGGAATCGACAACAGAAGCGGAGGAGCATCCCATGAAGTACCGCAAAAAGCCCGTCGTGATTGAAGCGACTCAGTGGGTCGCGAACGGCGACCATCCCGACGACTACGCCAATGCCCGGCTCTACTCGATCAAGGGCCGCGCCCCGGAACTGAAGCCGGGCGAATTCTTCCGAGGGAAAGCGGAGGGCGAAGTCGTGCGCCAGTTCCGCTACCCGCCGGGCACGACCAACGGACCGGGGTCGTGCGCCTATTGCGGCAAGCCCATGCACGACCACGGCTGGATCGAGACGCTCGAAGGCGGGCACATTGTCTGCCCCGGCGATTGGATCATTACCGGGGTCAAGGGCGAACACTATCCCTGCAAGCCGGACATCTTCGCGGCCACCTACGAGGCTGTCGAGGAATGAACTGGACGCTGCACTGTGGCTCCGCGCTCGACGTGCTGGCGCAGATGCCGGAGTCGTCGGTGCATTGCGTCGTGACGTCGCCGCCCTATTGGGGGCTGCGCGACTACGGACACGAGGGACAGATCGGACTCGAAGCCTCCCCAACCGAGTTCGTGACGTCCCTTGTGGCCGTGTTTGCCGAGGTCAAGCGCGTGCTGCGGCCGGACGGGGTGCTGTGGCTGAACATGGGCGATACCTACTTTGGCGATAGCCCCGTCCGCACGTCCGCTGCCGAGGCGTTCTCGGCGGCGTGGAACCCGGAGCTGACCCGATCGCGCGGCGGCTCACGCCGGAGTGCGACCTCGCAAGAGGGGCTCAAACAAAAAGACCTGTGCGGCATGCCGTGGCGGGTCGCCTTCGCGCTCCAAGACGACGGCTGGTACCTGCGGTCGGACGTGATTTGGGCGAAGCCGAACCCGATGCCGGAGAGCGTGACCGACCGGCCGACCAAGAGCCACGAGTACGTGTTCCTGCTGACGAAGTCGGCGAAGTACTGGTACGACCAAGACGCCATTCGCGAACCCTACGTGCGGCTGTGGGACGAGACCGCCGGGGGCGGGATGGCGAAACCGAACGAGGACGCGGCGCGGGCGGGACAGGTCGGGCAAGCCGGGGCGCACCGGGGGGCCTACCCGATGCCGAAGCGCGAAACCTACACCGGACAGGCCACGAAAGACTACGCGGGCGCGGGCGTCCAAGACCCGAGCGACACCAAGCGGCGGGTCTTGGCAAGCATGGAGCAGTACGCCGGGTCCAACGCGCGGACCGTGTGGACACTCCCCAAGGAACCGTCGCCGCTGGAGCATTTCGCGGTGATGCCGAAGGCGCTGGCCCGCAAGTGCATCTGGGCGGGCTGTCCCTTTGACGGCGTGGTCCTGGACCCGTTTGCGGGCGTGGCGACGACGGGCGTCGTGGCGCTCGAGGAAGGCCGCAGTTTCATCGGGATTGAACTGAACCCGACGTATCACGCGACCGGCCGGGTGCGGCTGGCGGGGGTGTCGCCCCTGCTGGCGACCGAGGCCCCGCCCGTGAGCGCGCAAGGCGAGTTATTCACTGGAGCGGAGGAGCAACCATGAGCGTGACCGTGACGATTGAGCAGATTGAAGGACAGATCGACCGACTCGCCAAGACCATCGACAAGATCATCGAGGACCGGAAGGACGTCGCCCGCGAGCGCGACATCCTGACGGCGACCGTGGAGGGCTTGGAGCGCCAGCGCGCCGAGACGCTCGCGTTCGTCCTCAAGCAGCTCGCCATTCTGGACAATTTCCTGTCGCGCGGGCTGGACGGTCCCGCCGGGGAGACGTGCGCGGAATTGCGGCTCGCCCTGACGAAGCATCGCGACGCCGTCACCCGCAAGACCTCGACGACCAATCTGACGTGGCCGACCGTGAGCGGGAGCGTGCAATGAAACCGCTCGTCGAACGCCGCCGCCGATCGGCGCGGGAGCGGTTTCAGAACTGCGCCTACAGTTACGCCGCCGAGTATCTGTTCGACGTGTCCAGCGAGAACGACGCCAGCCGTCGCGGCTCCTGCTTCCACTTGGCCGTCGACCTCTACCTGACCGCCTTGCGGAAAACCGACCAACTCAGCAGCCCGGCGCTCGCCGAGATGGCCCTCTCGGAAGCCTTTGCCGCCGTGCCGGTGCCGTGGGCCGAGCGGCAGGACGTCGAGAGCCTGTGGGCCCGCTGGGTGCCCGCGTTCGAGCTGCCCGTCGACTACTACGACAACGAGACCAACCTCTACCTTGAACGGTATAGCGCCATCGTCCGGTACGACCTCGTCCGCGTGCCGGACACCAGGACGCTGCGGATCGTGGATTTCAAAACGTGGTGGAACATCCCGAACGACACCGCGCTCGCCGACAGCTATCAGACCCATTTCTACCTGTCAGCGGCCCGGCATCTGTTCCCGAACTTCGAGACCTACGAGATGGTCTACGAGCATGTCCGCTACGGCGTCTCGTCCGAGCCCATTCGGCTGACGTGGGCCGAGATGGACGCCTTCGACGAGTCCATTCGTGAGGGGGACGTCGCGATGACTGAGGCCGAAACGACCATGACGGCTCCGGCCACCGGAGGGGCGCACTGTACGACCTGCATGGCGGTCTGTCCGCTCGTCTCGCCGCACCGGCTCTCAGAACGGCTGGACACGGCCGAGGACGTCGCCAAGGCCATCGAACAGGTCGCGGCCATGCGTCGGGCGTCGGGCGTGCTCATCGGGGCCCTCAAGGGCTACTGTGCCGTCCACGGGCCGGTCGAGACCGGGGGTATCGAGTGGGCGCACCGGCCGGTGACGAAGTCCCGCTACCCGGCCGCGGACGTCTTGGACACCCTCTCGGCCTCGGGCATTGCGGACCCGATCACGCTCACCGTGAGCCAGTCCCAAGTCGCGCCCCTGCTGAAGTCGAAGAAAAAGTACGTGAGCATCGCGCGTGAGATTCGCGCCCTCGCCATCTCCCGCACCGAGACGGTGTTCGAGGGCAAGACCGTCCGGCTGATGGACGAGACCGCCACGCTCGTTGAGGAGGGGTCATGACCAGCCGACTGGCACAGGAGACCGGCGAACTGGGCGGCAAGGTGCTGGATTGGCGCACCGCCGCGCTGATCATCGGCGAGCAGCTCGCGGCCGTGGGGCCGAACAATTACTACCAAATGACGGCTGACGAGTGGGTCACATGGGCGCGCGAGGCGCTCGGGCGCCCGCCGGTCTTGGGGCTGATTTGCCCCTGGAAGTGTCAATCCTGCGGGGCGACCGGGCGGATTGTGCGGCGCACGGACGACTCGAAGGCCAAGGTCATCTGGCGGCGCGGGGTGTCCCACGGCGTCACCCGGCGCAAGTGCAAGACGCCGAACCTCATCTGGACGATGCCGTGGAACATGTAACGGTCTACTACAACGAACACGACCCGTTCGCCGCCGCATGGCTGCGCGCCCTGATTGCGGACGGGCAGATCCCGGCGGGCGACGTGGACGAACGCTCCATTACGGAGGTCACGGCCGACGATGTCCGACCCTATCGACACGCCCATTTCTTTGCCGGCATCGGGGGCTGGGCCTACGCCCTCCGACTCGCCGACTGGCCCGACCACCGATCTGTTTGGACAGGTTCGTGCCCCTGCCAGCCCTTCTCGGGAGCCGGGCAGCGCGAAGGTGGGACCGACCATCGACATCTCTGGCCGTATTGGGCGCGCCTCATCCGACAGTGTCGCCCTCTCACGATCTTTGGCGAGCAGGTTGAGAGCGCGATTGCCCACGGCTGGCTCGACGCTGTTTTCGATGATTTGGAAAGAGAAGGTTACGCCTGCGGGGCGGCATGTCTCCCGGCTGCAAGTGTTGGCGCGCCCCATCTCCGACAACGCCTCTGGTTCGTGGCAGACGCCACATTCCGGCGCGTCGAAGGGCGGGGACTATACGGACCCGGAGAAGGCGATTTCACGCTGGACCGACCGACGCCGCAACAACGACCTCAACGAGCAGGTCTTTTTGACGCATTGGCCGACCCCGGACACGGCGCAGGGCGGGGCGGCGACGGCCGAGCTGCGCGCCAAACGGACGGACTACACGACGTTTCGGCTGGAGGAAGCGGCGAGGTTGTCGTCGTGGCCGACGCCGGTCTCGCAGGACGACAACAAGACCCCGGAGGCTCATCTCGCCATGAAACGCCGGATGGGGGAACGCGATGGGACCGGGGCCGAGCGCACGGCGATCACGTCCCTGCAAGTGATGGTGCAGACCGTAGGCTGGCCGAGTCCGGTGACGGAGGACGCCCGATCGTCGGCGCGGCACGGGTACATGCTGACGGGTCATTCCGGCACGACCCTGCTGGACGCGGCCCGGATGTGGGTGAGCCCGTCCGCGCGGGACTGGAAGGATACGCCGGGCATGGCGACCGAGGGGGTGAACCCGGACGGGTCGGCGCGCAGCCGTCTGGACCAGCTCCCGAGACAGGTTGGACTCATCCAGACTGGCTCCCCTGCCGGGACGGGAAAGTCCGGCCAACTCAACCCGGCCTTTTCCCTTTGGCTGATGGGGTACCCAACCGCGTGGGCACGTTGCGCGGCGCAGGTAACGCGATTGTCCCGCAGGTCGCGGCGGAAGTGATTCGCGCGTACATGGAGACGTTATGAGATTAGGTCGCTGGCTGCTCGCCTTGGTGGGGCTCGTGGAGAATGAGCCGCCGCAACGCCCGCGCATTCGGCTCCCGCGCCGGATGCGGAGCCGGGCCTCGGACTTCCGGAAAATGCGCCAAGAGGTCGAGCGCGACCTGCGCGACCGGGCGAGGAAACCATGACACAGCCAGAACTCGATTTCACCGCCCCGCCGGAGAAGCGGCCCCACAAGCGGGTCCGCGACACGTCCAAATTGGCCTATGCCATTGGCCGCGAGACCTTCGAGGGCCGCAAGGCTGACGCCCTCCGGCATCTCGCCGCCTACTGGAACCGGTTCAACCACAGCCCAACAAGTGCTGAACTGACGGCGTGGACGGACAAGGGGGAACACCTGTTTCCGTCTCCGGCCTTCCAAGTCGCGCTCCTGCGAATGCGGCGGGGCCTCTCCGACCTGAAACGGCTCGGCCTTGCGGAACCGCACCATAAGCGGATTTGCGAGTTTACCGGTCGCCTGGTGGAGACCTGGCGCGTCCGCGAAGCGGGCAGTCAGGAGCCGCGATGACCGTACGGGAACAGGCCAGCGCCCTGCTGACGGATGCGGTGCTTGGAGAACTATTCGAGTTTTCCAACGACCGTTATCGTTATGGATCGTGGCGACAAGGCACATTCGACAAGGCGCGTGCCGTGCTCATCGACACGCTCCAGCCGCTATTCGACCAGATAGAGCGAAACGCTGAGGATTGCGTTATCACCGCGACAAAATGCCTCGATCTTGAGGGAGAGCGCGACGACCTGCGGGCGAAGGCTGAGTCTGTTCGTCAGCACTGTATTTGCGGGGCCGCACTGGATCGGGGGGAGCCATGAGAGTCGCGTTCCCGCTGCATTGTCAGGCATGGAACATTCCCCAGCCGGTCGCGGAATTCCGGTTCGCGGCCCCGCGCCGGTTCAAGTTCGATTGGGCATGGCCGGACCGCCTAATTGCCGTCGAGATTGAGGGCATCGTCTACCCGACCGTGCGCGGGGAACACCGGCTCGGCGGGCGGCATGTGAGTGTCGCCGGGTTCACGCGGGACATTGAGAAGTATGCTCTGGCCTTCACGCTCGGGTGGACCGTGCTGCGGGTGCTCCCCAAGCACATCCAAGCGGGCATGGCGGCGAAGTGGGTGTCGGAACGGATGGCGCTCACGCGCCTCTGTGTTCCGCCCGAGTTTTACCAATAGTGCAACAGGAGACAGGAGACGAACATGAGACGACTGCTCGGGATGGCCGCGCTGGTGGGCGCGGGACTGATGGGCCTCGCCAGCGTAGCCGAGGCGACGGCGATTTCGATTTATACGGCCCCCGATAAGACGTATGGGAACACGGCGAACAGTCCGTGCATCTTCTACGGGCCGGGGCTGAGTGGCTGTAACAAAGACCCGATCTTTTGGGACCGCAACACCGAGGACACCAACCAAGCGTTCCCGGCGATTCCGCTGACGTTCACCTACTCCGGTCAGAGTTTGGCCGAGTGGGTCGCCGTGGTGGGCCGAAACTTTGTCCTCGGCTTCGATGTCAACGACACCAGTAGCACGCAGTTCTTGGAGACGATGACCATTACGACGAGGGACGCGGCGAACAATATTTTGACCGCGTATGACTTCTCGCCGACGACGGCCACGCCAAGTACCGCGAATGGCGTGGGCTACGCCGACTACATCCTGTCGGCGGGGTGTGATGGGGTGACGACGGGACTCGGCGTGTCGCAGATGTGCGGATTATTCCCGGTGCCGAATTCGCCTCAGTACCACTCGTTCTTCCTGCCCACGGCGGCGACGAGTCTGACGTTCACGTTCCGGCTGGCGAATGGCAATGATGGGTCCGACAAGATTTTCGCCCTCGGCGTGAATCCCACGGGCACCCCGACGCAGACCTGCACGCTGCCGGGGGAGTGTGCGGACACGGACGTCGTGCCGGAGCCCGCCTCGCTGATGTTGCTCGGCACGGGGCTGCTGGCCCTCACCGCGCGGGCCAAGAAACGACGCGGCCGGTAAGTCGTCCCCGTGCCGTTGTGGTGGCTCACCAAGGACGGCGACGTTGAGTGTCTCGCGCTGTACGAACGTCACTATTCCGCCCGGCAGTACCGGGACGGACGCCACCGGCTCAAGTTTGTCGGCCCCGGCGAAAAAGTGGTCCTCCGAACCGCCGCCGCCGATGCGTTCTTCGTGTGGCGGCGGTTCCGCGACGACTGCCACGACCCGCGCACGCAAGCGCCGCAAGCGGGCGTCAATTGTGCGGCCTTCCGAAACGAAAGCCCGTCTCGCAGCTCGGACCTCGTGGCAGAGGCGGATTCGATTGCTGATTGCCTCTGGCCTGATCTGCGGCATTACACCTACGTCAACCCGGCGGGGATCAGGTCAACGAACCCTGGATTTTGCTTCCTCAAGGCCGGATGGCGACGGTGCGGACGCACGCAAACCGGATTGATCGTCCTCGAGCGAGAACCAGTGCCCCCGCGTGATACATTCCCCGTCGCGTGACTGAATATCCCCGATCGGGACGGGCCCCCGCGGTCGCGCCGTATGCGCGCGGCGGCTGGTGTTCGGCCCGCATGGAAGGCGACACGGTCGTCGCCGAAATCAATACCGTTGAGGCGTGGCGGCACCCGGTCGGCCCGCTGCGCTCCGTCTCGATTGGGTGCCGCCCCGATGGGACGCTCGTCGTCGGCGGGCAGATGGAAGTCCGGCAGAAGGATTGGGCGTTCCTCGTCACGAGCGACGTCCTCATCGATCTGACCCTTCCTGTCGCGGCGGTGCGGGGCATCTATCTGACGCCCGACGCGGCCCGCGCGGTGATCTGCACGACGGCCTACCAGTACGTGATTCGCACGTTCACGCCGCCGAACGCCCTCCCTGACCTCGTGGGCACGAACCCGTTTCCCGAGGGGGATTCGCAGGGCGTGCTGGGCCTGACGGACGACCTGCCGATCTGGGCAATCGACCCGATCACTGGCGGGTATCTTCGGCGGCGCGGCCTGACGCTCCCGCGTGACGCGGGCCCGTTCACGTTCGGCATGATCGCCGGTCCCGACCACGCGGCGGGCTGGCATGACGGCGAGACGTCCATCCTGCAACGCGGGCAGACCTACGAAGAATCGGCGTGCTGGTGCGAGTCGTCCGGACTGCCGTTTGCCGTCGTCGGGATTGAGCGCGACCATGCCCGTGTGGTCTTTGTGACGGTGCCGCCGTGGCCCGTCGAGCCGCCGCCGATCGAGCCGCCACCGGTTATTGAGCCGCCGCCGATTGAGCCGCCACCGGTTATTGAGCCACCACCGGTTATTGAGCCGCCGCCGGTCGTCGTACCGCCTGAACCCCCTGATCCCCCAAGTGAGGTTGTGATGCCATTGACGTCGATTTCCAACGAGCCGATTCTGCGCGGACTTCCTGACACCGGCTGCAAACCCATGACGCTGGTGCCCCATCAGGACGCCCACAGGATTCCCGGTGCCGTCGCCGTCTCGTTTCCGGATGGCTGCTTCCGTGGCGTGGACGACTTTGGGACAGTGGACGACACCAAGACGGGCACGCCGGGATCGGGCGAGTTGTTCGTGCCGGGCTACGGCAACATTCTCATCGCCAAGCGCAAGACCGGCGATTACTGGTTCTTGGGGGCGTAATGGGGCAGGGCTATCTCGCGGCGGCAATGTCGGCCCCGGTCGGGGGCGGCGGGCCGGTCGGTCCCGAGCCGTGGAAAACCGTCACCGACGCGCAACTGCGCGCGTGGCGGGGGGATTTCTTCGGCATCTACCTGCCGGAACTGGTGCTCGACGAGTGTCCTGATACCCGCAACGGCATCAAATGCGGACTGCCGGGCGTCGAGCGCGGGTGCCTGTTCACCCAGCACTATTTGAACTACACCGCCTCGCAGAAAGCGGCGATTCGGTCGGCCTACAAGGCGCGGGGCTACACGCACTTTCCGTTCAACTGCACCGACACCCCCGGCATGTATGGCTACTCGGGGACGTATCCGCCCTGTCCGAGCGACAACCGGGAGATTTTGAACGGGGCCCTCAAAGAACTGTGGTGGGACGGGCTGATCCCCTGCTGCATCGTGATCGGGTATCACGACGTCGACACCGACGAGGCCCTCCAACAGTTCCTCGACCTGCTCGACGACCCGCTGCTCGTCCGCATCGTGTGGCCGGGGATGGAGATGAACCAGGGGGCGAGTCGCGAACAGATTGCCCAGCGGATTCAGCGGTTCAATCGCATGATGCCGTGGGCGCTCCAATACATTCAGTTCAGCCCCGGTCACTCCGCGGGCGACACGCCCGAGGCCGAGTGGTGGAAGAACGGCTGGAACACGGGCGACACGTTCTTGATGGAGAACGACACCTACGAAAAGGTCATGGAGTATGACTGGCCGGGGGCGCAGAACATCGAGAACTTGATCGGCTTCCTGCTCAACGATGACCACTTCCACGACCCCAACGCGATGATTGAGGACTGCGGGGCCATGCTCGTGCGGCTCCAAAAGAACGGCTACCGCTGGAACCTGGGCCGGTCGTTCGACGTGATCGCGTGCGAACTGTATGCCCTCGAACACGCCCATCAGGGGCCGGGCGAGGACGCGGGCGTCACGCATTGCAACAAACTGCTCGACGTCGCCTACTATCAGGAATACGAAAACTACGCGGGCTACAAAGGCACCTTGGCGGGTTTCGTCAACGGCGGCACGATCCGGTAACGGCCTTACGACGGCCGATCGGCGCGGGTCGCGCGACGGCTCAAGACGACCTGCTTGAGCGTCTCGAATTCCTGCACCAACAACTTGGCGTGCGCGTCGTGTTGGACGAGGATGCGTTCGAGCGCGGCGAGCGAGTCGGCGCGCTGCTGCGTGAGCGCCTGGGCGAGTTCGAGCCGATGCCGCTCGATCATCCGTTCAATCTGCGCGTCCTTCTCGGGCAGATGCTTCATCAGCAACCAGCCCAACACGGAGCCGAGCAAGCCCGCACCGACCCAGCCCGAGGCTTCCGGCAGGACGCTATGCGTCGTTTGAGCGAGGACGACCGGCCACATCAGGGGCCGTAGCCGCCGGGGGGCACGCCGCGCTCGGCGAGTGCCGGACTCAGGCCCACGAGCGGGCGCGCCGGATAGAGTTGGACGTGGGGCCGATCGACCGGATCTTTCCAGTCGCCGCCCCAGGCCAACCCTTCCGCTTTCGCGGTCTTGCCGAGCAGATCCCACGGCAGGTTCTCGGCCCACGACGGTTGGCCGTTGACCACGAACACCAAATCCGAGCCCGTCCCGAGTTGATGCGTGGACTTGGTCGTCGTCCCGTCGACGTTCGTCACGATCGGTCCGGGCGCGGTGCGCCCTTGCGCGTACAGCGCGGCTTGGTCGGTCGAGTTCCGCCCGCCGCCCTTACTGACGATGGTCACGGGATGCCCCAGCTCCGCCATGCGCTGCTGCACGCGCCGCACCTTGTCCGTAAATCGCTCCGGGTCCGGCTGCGTGATCGAGAGGTTCGCGGGCCGCGCGGACGGCGTGGCGACGTCGGCGGGCGCGGCGGCGGGCGCGGCGGCGGGCGTCGGCGTCGTGCCGCGCGTCCGCTGCATGTCGAGAATCGCCAATTCTTCCGGCGAGAGGGTCGGGGCGGCTCCCTGCGGGCCCGGACCCGGCGCGACGGGCGGGGCCCCGGTGCGGGACGGCATCCCGAGCATCGGGTCGCGCGACAGAATCGAGGTCATCGCCGCGCGCATCGCGGGATTCTGCAAGACGTTCCCGGAGCGGTACATGCCTTGGCTGATCGGTCCGGCCAAGCGGTTGGCGACCCCGAGGCCGATGCGCGCTTGAATCGTCGGCACCTTCGTGGGGTCGATCATGTTTTGCAGCCCGCCCCGATAGGCTTCGTAGACTTGGGCGAGATCGTTCACTTTCTGAATGCCTGGCCGCGCCCCTGGCACCGCCGCCGCGACCGCATTGCGCGCGTCATAGGCCGCGGCGCGATTCATGAACGCCCCGATGGACTCGCCGGGCGTGTTTTGCGAATTGATCGTTTTCGCGTACAGGTCGCGCGCCGGTTGCCGCTTGAGGAGATTGCGGACAATCGACGTCGCCTCATCGCGCGCGATCCGGCCCGGTTCAGGCGAGAGGTTGTTCTCGGCGTTCATCGTGACGTCGCCCATCGCGGGGCCGGCGGTGAAGCCGCGCGGGGTGTTGCCGGGCGCGCCCGCGAGGTAATCCGTCACGTCTTGATTGGCCGCGCCGAGGCGCGACACGACCCGCTCGTCGCCGGTCCGCATGAGGCCCGGCATGGCCTTGTAGCGGAGGGCGTTCTCGGCGACCGTGGGGTTGGTGCGGAGGATGCGACCCGCTGCCGCTCGTGCGGTGGCCCCCAACCCCTCGCCAATCAGGTGCGTCCCCCCGCCCACCGCGGCCCCGACCACCGGGTCGTTCCCTTGGAACGCGGCAATGCCACCGCTCATGGCCGCGTTGCCCAAGACACGCGGCACGAAACTGAGCGCCCGCAAGGGCGCAGCCGTCGCCCCCATCGCGAGGGCCCCGGTCGCCGTGTCGCCCATGAACGCGCCATAGCCCTGCGCGGCGTTCGTCGGTCGAAGCATCGAGGGGGTCTGATCGCCGCCAAAGAGCAATTGCCGGGTCGCCGAGACCGGGTCGCCCGCGCCAATCGCGCGCACGGCGCGGAGCGCGGTCGCCCCGACTCCTTTTGCCGCCCCCAGATTGATGTCCGCGACCGACCGCAGCGCCCGTTCGGGGAAGGTCGGCGGGCGCGGGGGCGCGGCGGGGGTATGCGAGGACACCGGGGGCATAAACGCCCCGGCGGGGAGCCCGCCCCCACCAGGCGCGCCCCCAGGCGCGCCCATTTCGGCAAATTTCGCATCGATCTCGTCGTCCGTGGGCGGGGTCGGACTGACGATGACGATGGTGCGGCCCGTCTTGGGGTCGGTGGCTTCCCACTCCTGCGGTGCTTGCGGCATTTACTGGGCCCCTCTCGGGCGTACCACGTAGCGTCGGCCCCCGGCCGGAGCCGCGGCGGGCGCGCCGCTCTCGGTCGCTTTTTTCGCGGCGGCGGCACGGGCGGGCGTGGGATAGGGTTCGCCGTAAAAGTCCTCGTAGGCTTTCCCCGATTGGACCGCGAGACTATCGAGGACGACTTGCCGCCCGGCTTTCTTCTGGGCAATCGTCTCCGGGCTGTCGCCGGGCTGCACGAAATAGGTCTGGGCGTCCAAGGCCAATTCCTGCGGGGTCACGGTCGCGCCCGATTCTTTCCGGAGCCGGGCTTCCGTGAACGCCCGCTGCGCTTGGCGATAACTCTGCCCGACTTGCGTTTGGGCGAAGTTCGGGGCGTATTCCAACTGCGCCTGATCTAAGAGCCCCATCTGCGCCACCGCGTCATCCAGTCTGCCGAGGTCATCGGACGCCGCTCGAGCGCGCTTGTAGAAGCCAAACGTGGTGTTTTGTGCTCCGGTCGCCGGTTTCTGGGTCGTTTTCGGCACCAACCCGCCGGTATCGAGGCGCTCCACCTTGCCGGTATCCAGGTTCGTCCGCGTCGGGACTTCCTGCCCGGTCTGAGGGTCAATCATGCTGCTCGCCACGAACCGATCCCGTGGCGGCGTCGGCGGCGTGACGGGCGGGCGGTAGGCGGTCTTGTTGACCGCTTGATCGCCTGGCAGGAAGGTCGCGCCCCCCATGCCGTTGTCGACTTGATAGAGCGCCCCCAGCGGCTTTGGCTCGTGCCACGGCTGTTGCCCGATCGCCGCCCCCGCCGGTTGATAGGTGTACTTGTTCGGGTCGTTCGGGTCGGCCACCTGGTAGAGCGTCCCGATCGGGCCGGGCTTGTTGCCTTCGGCGATCCGCTGTTGGAGGTTGCCCTCATCGACGGCGGCTTGGCGCAGCCGGTACGCCTGTTCGCTGTCCAGTTGGCGTTGCCGCAAGGCGCGGTCAATCTCGAACTGCCGCGCCTTCTCGGCCTCGACGGCTTGCCCACGCGCGATCTCGTCCTGTTTGGCAAAGACCTCGGCGATGCGCTGGGCCGCTGACGCCCACGGACTGACGTACACACCTTGCGGCATGGCTTATCTCCGGGGTAGACCGAACGTGACGTTCTGCCGCATGAACCCGCCTGGATTCTCCGTGTTGATGCCGGCGTAGTTCGAGGGCGGGGCATAAATCTGATCCGGCGTGACGCTGTCCACGGAGACGTTGGTGGGGACGCTGGTGCCGCTGGTGCTGGCGGGCGTGGTCCGATTGCCGAACAGGCTCAGGAGCCGCCCGCCGAGCGTGAGTCCCGTCGCGACTTTCCCCGCGCCGTTCTCGCCGAGCAACCCGCCACTCGGCGTGAGATCGGGCGGCGTGAGGTCCGTGGGGCCGGGAATCGACGGCAATTGTTGGGGATGCGTCAGGTTGTACATGGCTTGCTGCCGCGCGGTGTTCCCAATTTCCTGCCGGTGCGGGAGCGCGTCCACGTTCAGCCCACCGGACAGTTGCCCCATCGTGATGCCCTCCGGGGGCGTCACGGTGAAATTCTGCATGTTGGCGAGCAGGTCGGCGTAGACCGAGTTGTTGAGGTTGCGCTGATAGTCCTTGTTCTGAAATTCCCGTTGCAGGACGTCGGTGCGGACGCCCTCGTTTGCGGCATTGGTCGCCGCCACCTTTTCCCGGTTGAAATCACTCAGGGCGCTGTTGTCGACGCTCCGGTTGTTCGCTTGGGCTTGGGCATTCTGGGCGACCCCTTGCCCGACCGCGTCGAGGAGCCCGGGCCCAGCCCCGATGATGCGCTTCAACAAGCCGCCCCCGGCCGTGGTGCCCGCCGTGGTGCCCGCCGTCGTCCCGCCGAGTCCCGCATGGGCGGCGGTGCCCGCGCCCGCGAGATGGCCCGCGGTCGTGACCGCCGAGGTCAGCCCCGGAGCCACCAACGAACTGGTGGGCACCGCGGTCGACGTCGCCAGCGAGCCGGGGAGCAAGGTGCTCCCTGGATTCGCGAGCAGGTTCGCCGCGCCATAGCCCCCGAGTGCGGCATCAGCGAGGCCCACACTCAGCGGGACGAGGAAGTTCCGGCCCTGCTGCCAGAGCAGTTTCTTTTTGGACGTATGCACGCCCGGCCCTTCGGCGGATTGCCCCTGCGCCGGGTCGAAGCCCTCGACGTAGCGGGGCGGATTTTGCCCGTTCGGATCGTCGACCCAGTAGCCCATGTTAGGCAGACACTCCTCTCAGAATCGCGTCCATCGCGGCTTGCTGTTGGCGCGCTTGCAGCTCGGTGTAACTGAACCCGAGGCCGAGGTTGTATTGCCGCCCGCTCTCGGTGAGTTTCGCGCTTTCGGCGGCGGCTTGGAGTTCCATCTGCTTCGTGCGGAGGGACGCATCGAGCTGCGCGAGTTTCTCCTTGAGCGCCTGGGCTTTGTCGAATTGCTGATCGGCCATCGCGAATTCGATGCCTTTGACGATGTCCTCCCGCTGCTGCTGCATGCGCGTGATCGCCAGTTGCCCCACAAACTGCGTTTCCTGCTCGCCGCGCGACTGCCGGAGCCCCGCGAACGCATTCTCTTGCCCGCCCGAGGCGTCGAGGCCGTTGGCGGCGTTGCGCTCGGCAATCTGCGCCCGCTGGCGTTCTTCGGCGCGCTGCGCGGCGAGGCCGAACGCCTGATTCTCCGAGGAGTTCATCAACTCGGTCGGATCGACCTTGGTCGGCGTGTTCAGGAGGTTCTGAATCGCCTGTTGATACGTCGTGTTCGTGTTGCCGGTGGTGGTCGTCGTCGTGGTGTTCGTCTTGCCGCCGTTCCACAGCGGCCCGTTCGCCAGTGCGGACCCTTTCGGTACCCACAGGCCCGAGGCCAGCCGCACGCCGCCGCCGAGTTCGGCATACGGGTCGGTCTCGCCGTTGTTCCAGTTCCCCGCCGGGTCGAGGTTGGAATCTGCGGGCCCTGCGCTGATGTTGATGGTGGGGCCCGCGGCCGTCAGGTTGGGGGGCGCGATCGGCGCGAGGGTGGTCGTCGGGGCCTTCGCCGCGTCGATGGCCCACTGTGCGCCGGGAATCGACTCGTCGTTCGCCAGCTTCGTCATGAAATACGGGATGTCCCAGCCCAAGGCCAGTTTGCCCATCCAGTACGGCGACTTGTTCGGGTCGCCCCCGTGCGCGGAGAGGTATTGCTTGACCCACCGCTCCTGATCGTCCCGCGTCATGTTGTAGGACAGGTCGGCCGGGAGCGCGGTCGGCTTCGTGGTGTCGGTCGTCGGGTCGACCTTGACCACGCTCGGCTGTGCCGTCGTGTTCTCGGTCGGCATCGTCTCCTGGGGATGGAGATTGCCGGTGATGAAGTCTTGGTTCGGGTTGTAGGTGCCCGTGTTCGGCGGGGCGGGGGCCGTCGTGATCGGCGGCGGCAGGGGCGCGTTCCCGCTCGCCGGTTGGGTCGTCGACCCCGCGCCAAATTCGGTCGGGGCCCCCGGTTGGTAGCCGCCCTGATCCGAGAGGTTGATTTGATTGCCGACGACTTCCCACTCGCCGGTATCAGGATTCAGTTGACGCGGGAGTGATGTCGCCATAGTGAAGGTGCCAGATTGTAAGCCCTACGCGGCCGTTACGGGCGGCGGCGGGGGCGGAATTGCCGGCGTGACCGCGATCGGATTCGGCGGCGGGCCGACCGGGACGAGCGTGCCGCCGTTCGAGACGATGACGGCCTGAATCTCCGTGCTCGCCTTCGCTTCGTTCGCGGCGGGAATCGTGGCAATCGACTTGTCGAGCGCCACCGACGTGGCGTTGTGCCGATCGACCACCATTGGATTCAGGACTTGGCTACTCACGCGGGCTTGGAGGAACTGCTCTTTCGTCTGTCCCTCCGTCGCGTAGTGATCGAAGGCGTAGGTCAGTGCCGCTTCTTGTTCGCGCGTCGTGACGATGGTGTATTGCGCCATGTGATCTCACTGAATGGGAATGATGGCGGTGCCGATGAACGTATAGGTGTTCGGATCAAAGGCGGCTCCAACGGGCGTGGCATAAAAATAGAGCGCCGGTCCCCCCGGCGTCGTTTGCGCCATGCACGAATAGCCGACCGCGTTGTGATACAGAATTGGCGTGCCGGAATAATTCGACGGCACGAACCCCCCGGGCAGCGGGAAGGACCACGGTGTTCCAGCCACGGCGACGTTCAGATAGATCAAAATAAATAAAGTTTTACCGACCACCATCCACTTACAGGTGGTACCGGATGACAGTGTGGCATTGGTGAGCACGGGCGTGAAATCGGTCCACCATCCGATCGGGACGCCACGCCCCCAATCGTAGAGGCCCTGCTGGGAGCGAATGTATGAACCGGCCGCGCCTTCGACCGGCCCGCCGGTCACGGTCACGCCGTTTTGAAAGTTCGTCGCGCCGCAGGTTAAATCCGCGAGATTGTTTCCGGGGGCAACCGACGTAAAGTTATAGCCTTTGACCGCCCCCCACGCGGACTGGTCAGCCGCCACCGCTTCGAGGAGGGCCCCACTAGCCCCACGTCTCCACGCCGGAAACGCATTGGTCTTACCGCCAATTTGCAGCAGGTTCACCTGGGCATTTCCCGCGACCGTCAAGTCTCTCGCGGCGTTCACATCTTCCGAGGCGAAGATCGACCCGGTGCGCTTGACGCGGAGATTGCCCTCCGACAAGGTGGCGTAATCATCGCTGAGTGATTGAATGTAAATATCTTGCGCCGCGTTCGTGATGCGCCACACGCGCTTATCGACGGCCTGGGTGTTGTCCTTGAGAATGAAATTCGCCCACGACCGGAGAAACGGCACCGCGGACGCGGGATCGTTGGTGACGATTTGTTCGGTGGCAAACACGTTGGGTTTGTTCGTCCACGCCGCGTTGACGAGCGCGTCCGAGCCGCCGGGCTCGTGGTTGGCATGATGCGGGGCCGTGGCCCCCGGTGCCCCCGTCGCACCGGTCGGCCCTTGAATCCCCTGGATGCCTTGGATGCCCTGCGGCCCTTTGATGTTCGCGCGGAGCGTCCACGCCGACGCGCCGGTCTTTTCGTAGACGTCGCCGGTCGTCGAGTCGAGATACCAGTCGCCGACGACGCTGCCCGCGAGCGTGCCCGCGGGCGCACCCGTGCCGGAGAACCAATTCTCGCCCGGCGTGCCCGCGGGGCCGGTCGCGCCGGTCGACCCGGTGGCACCGGTCGCGCCCGTGGGCCCCTGCGGGCCGGTGTTGCCGATCGGCCCCTGGATGCCTTGAATCCCCTGCGGCCCCTGCGGTCCCGTCGCGCCCGTGGGCCCCGCGCCGACCGGATTCCAGATCGGCACCCACTCCGTCGTGGCCGGATCGGGCGGCACGAATACGGCGGGCGTCGGAACGGGCGGATCGGTCAGTTCGTCGTCAGCCATGTGTTCACCCGCGGCTCGCGCGCTGCGCCGCGTCGAGCCAGTCGATCGTCTCGACGGCGTGCCGCACAGGCGTCCCCGATTGCCACGGCACTTGCGCGAGATAGCTCACGAGGATGTCGTATTCCTGCACGGAGAGTTGCATCTGCCGACCGCCCTCGGCCTTGAGTTGGCGTTCCGGTTCGCCGTTGACGAGTTTCTTGCCGCAGGGTTTCGGCTCGCTGACGCTTTCGAGTTTCTCGAAGATGCCGACTTCCGCGCGAAGCAGTTGCATCCCTTTCTTGTCCTGCAAACTGCCGCCGAGGACGAACCCCACGAAACAAAACTCGAAGTGGCGTTTCCCGAGGTCGTCCGCGAAATCCAGAATCATCGTCAATCCTTTTGACAGAATACGACGGTCAAATACGGCGGCGTGACGTTCTCACTGTTCGTCCGCGCGCCAGTGACCGCGTGCGTGTGCGCGCCGCCGCCGCCCGTCGTGCCGCTGATGTTCACCGTGCTGGCGTCGTAGGGATGTCCATGTGAGGTCAGCGTCGTGTCGAGCGAATTCGCCCCGCTCTGATACGTGATGTGGACGCCCGCACTATTGGCGCTCCCGGTCGTCCCGCTCGGCACCGTGCCGCTCCCCGAGAACGGGTGCGTGTGGTTCCCGCTGTTGTCGGTCGTGAGCGTGGGGAGGTCGTGATAGTGACTCGTCGATCCGCCCGCGGACCCGTAGCCCGTGCTGCCCATCGGGAAGCGGTTATCGAGCGCGGCGACGCGCGTCCAGCCCACCGGGCACGCGGTCGAGAACATCGCGATCAGCCCCGAGGGAATCCCGCCCGGCGGCACCGCCCAGGTCGAGTCGCCGCGCAGGAACGTGCCCGAATTCGCGGTGCCGCTCCCGAGCCGGGGCGTCGCCACCAGCCCGGTCGTCAGGTTCGAGGCGTTCAGGTTGGTGAGGTTCGCGCCGTCCCCGGCGAAGTTGCCGTAGAGGTAATTGTTTCGGCCGAACGTGAACTGCGCCTGGACGACGCTTTGCGCGTCGTTCAGCGCTTCAAGTACGAGGTTGCCGTTCGAGTAGTTCAGGAACCGCCACAAGTGGGCATCGGCGGCTGATGACGTGTCGTTGAAGTAGAGGGCGCTGTTCGCGCCGCTGATGTAGCTGTAGGACGCGAACGTCTGCGCGACAAACGTATTGTCGATGTTCTTGAGCGCGACGTTCGGCGACAGTCGCGCATCCGGCACTTGTCCCGTCGTATCCGAGAACGGGATCGTCGCCACCGTGCTGGGCTCGCCGCCCGTGCTGCGGACGTAGCCCGTCGCCAGCAGATTCATCGCCCGTTCGTTGACCAATTGCGCGTGCGGCGACACGGTCCAATACGTCGCATCGACCGCGGCGTCTTGGCCGGGCGGGCCCGGCGGGCCTTGCGAACTGATGATGCCGATGCCCGGCCACGGCTCGGGCGGCGTCGTCGTCCCGTCGACCACGCACATATACGCGATGCCGTCCGCGCCGATGACGATGTCGCCGTCGTTGTAGACCGGGCCGCTCGCGAAGTTCCCGAGGTAGTCGAGATTCATCCCGCCGCCGGAGCCGCCGCCGGTCGAGGAGATGGTCGTGCCCGACATCGACAGGCCCGCGCCCAGGTTGATCTGGACGGGCGGGCCGGAGCCCGCGCCGCTGCCGCGCCCGAGGAGCGTGTTCGGCGGCAGCGTGGGCAGCGTGCCGCCGCCCCCGGTGCCGCCGGGGTCCACGCCGATCAGGGACCAGCCGATCACCGCCGACGCCGCACTCCAAAACAACAGCACGCCTTGATTGACCGCAATCGTGGCGTCCACGCCGCCCGGGCAGAAAATGCGGCCTTCGGGCTGGAGACTCGCGCCCGAGGCGTGCGCGATCGTGTAGGGCACGCCGCTGTGGTTGTAGAGGTAGAACCAGACGCCTTCCGTGGCCGACCACGACGGCCGCATGAGGCCGACGAGGACCGGCGTGTTGACCGCCGACACGATGAGGCCGACGACGAACGGCTCCCAGGTGTGGTCGGTGGGACCGATGTCGTTTCGCAACATCGTGTTCCCGTTGAGCGTCAGGCCGGTGATGCCTTCGGCTTTGACCGAGAACGATTGCGTGATCGTGGTGCGGCCATCGACGAGGAGGTTGCCGCCAATCTCCACGTCGCCCGCGACGTTGAAATTGTTGTCGCCGCCGATGATGGTGATCGACGTCGCGGTGATGTCGGCGTGCGTGCCGTCCGCGTTATGTTCTTTGGAGAGGAAGCCGCGCAGGATCGTGCGCGCGTGTTCGAGTTCGCGTCGGACGATTTCGGGCAGTTGCGACCGAAACGCGAGATTCCACCACGCCATTACCGTTGCTCGGCGGCTTCAAGCGTGCAGAGCCATTCGTCCAGGGTCCAGGCGTTCGCGACGGCGGCGACATCCCCGATGGTGGTTTGAAACGTGTACGCATCGACGAGCGCGGCGTCTTGGAACCGCCGCACGACGCGCGTCTCGCCGCTCTGCGGGGCAATCGACAACGTCGAGACGCGGGCCGCGCTGTCGCCGTAGTTTTTGAGCAACGACTGTTGGATCACGACGCCCGCCGCGGACATGGCTTTGAGGTAACAGTGGCCGACGCGCTTGTTGGCCGTCTCGGGCTGCACTTCCCAGGCCCGCGAGCGCACGAACGCTTGAAACGGCTGGCCGAGGTCGCTGGTCATGGTGGGATCGTCCGTGCGAACGAGGGCATTCGTCATGCCCACGTAGGCACTCAGCGACCGGCTCATGACCGTCCCAAAGACCGTGGAAAAGACGCACGAACACATCGCGTTGGCAATCGCGCCGTAGTCGATCGTCCAGCCTTCCCGCACGCCGTCGTTGTCCGTCGTCTCGCCGTCGCGGACCGAGAACACCAAGATCGGATCGGTGGGCCCCGGCTCGTTGTTCGTGCCGGTGGCGAGCCACCACTTGCAGACCCGCCGCTCGGGGTCGTAACAGCCGTGCGCGACTTTCAGGGTCGCGTTCAGGTTCACCGTTTTCCAGATGTCCTGCACGTCGTAGCCGAGCCACTGGAGCCCGTGCGCGCCATAGCGGTAGGGGCCGCGATTCGGATCGAGCCAGTAGGCGCACGCGCGGCCTTGCTCGTCCTCGCCCATGAACGTCGACCACTGATTGACCGCGCCGATATACGGACTCATGACCACGCGCTCGTACGGAGCCTGGACATCGCCCGTCTCGAGGAGCATGTAAAAGCCGCGGGACTGGAACACGAGGATGTTCCCGTCATAGGGCCCCGAGATCGCGCGATCTTCCGCCCCGTAATTGCGCCCGACGTCGATCCAGCCTTGGCCCGTCGCCGACAAGCCGACGACGTCGTTGCTCACGCGCTCGTCGTCGTCGAAGTCGCTCGTATCGAGGACGGGGGAGAAATACACGCGGCCCGAGACCGCGGGCACTTCCGACTGCGCGCCCGGTTCCCACACGCCGAACCCGATCAGCCGCACGCCCGTGGAGAGCAGAAACTTGACGCTCGGCCACGGGCTGAACGTCCCCGGCGCGGGCGCAGCGGGATGTGTCCCGTAGAGCGTGGGCGGGGTCGTGTCATCCCAGACCGTCGACGCCAGCGCCAACACGGCGAGTTCAAAGTACGCCGTGTTGTCGGCCGAGCCGTAGACGACCCAATGGGTCGTGTTCTCAAACGCGGGCGGCGTGCCGCGCGCCACCCGCGCGGCGAGGCCCGTGCCCGAGGGCGTGAACGCCGTGGCCGCGCTGAGATTGCTTTGGCGTTGGAGGGTGCCGTCCGCGTAGTTCGCGCGCCACGCATAGGCGTAATACCGCAGGACGGGCGCATACGTGCCCGCCCCCGTGTTCGTGACCACGGGCCCCGCGACCGGCCGCGCAATCCCCACCGGGCGCACCGTGTCCTGACCGATTTCCGCCACCGTGCGCGGGTCGTAGACGTGCAACCGATTCACATGCTGAAACGTCGACCCGCTGATGCTGTCGTACGCGATGTACATTTTGCCGTTGAGCGCGGCGTAATGCGTGTCCTGCGGGCGGGACGCGATGCTGTCGACGAGGAACAGGCTCTTGTAGACGCCGCCGACGACGTGCCCCATCTGGTCGTTGCCGGTGCGGGCGACCATAAAGAGTTCGGCTTTGGTTTCGTCCTGGGCGGGGACAAAGCGCCCGAGGGCCGTGATGCCTTGTGTCGGCAACCAATCGGTCAGCGCTTGCGAGGCGGCGCCGTGGCGCTTCCGGCCAAGTTGATTGCGCTCGAGGCGAATATTCTGGCACGCGCACGATTGGCCTTGCCGAATATCGGAGGGGAGATCGAAGCCATTCCGGCCGCGATTGTCCGTCCAGACGAGTTCCCCGTTCTGAAACGCCCGGCCCGCCATGCGGTCGTTACCAGTCGGACGGGGTCCACGCGCCGAAGCGCGAGAACCGTTGGGCGACCGGTTGGCCTTTCACGGGGATGTCGGTGGCCGTCGCGCTGATGGCGTGCTTGAGCCGCGCGATCCCGACCTGCCAATCCGGCAAGAGCGTCACGATGCGCGCCTGATCGTCCTTGCGCTTGTACTCGTGGATGAGCGCGCCGGTCACGAGGAGACTGTGGAAGTCGGGCGGCAAGAGCGGCACGTCCTCCGCGTCGTCCAGATCGGGGACGTGCATCTGCCCGTCCACGGAGTAGGGCTGGCCCGCATCCGGAATCGGATACAACTGCACGCGGAAATAGCGTGGGGCGGTGCGGCCGGGCGCAATCTGGGCGATCACATTCCCGGCGACGGCCGCGTCGCTGAACGTGATGGTGCCCGCGGTGGGCGCGGCTGACGTGACGGAGATGCCTTGCACGTCGACGAGGTCCGTCACGGTCCCGACCGGGACGCGCGTGACCCCGTTCAGCGCGGCCACCAGGTCGCCGGTCGGCAAGCCGTTCGCGCGCACGCCATTGACCTGGGCTGTCACGGTCGCGGCGTCAGCCGCCGAGGTCGACGCGACCCAGATCCCCGTCGAGGCTGGGACGGTCTGCGCGGGGCCGTAGCCGATCGGCACCCAGGCCCACGGCGTCCCGGTCGCGGTCAACCCCGGATCGTTCAGCCGCAGCTCGACCAGCGAAATCGGCGTGAGCAGCCGGTTGTTGACGCGGTCGGTGATGGCGACCACGCGCGAGATTTGCGACGGGAGCCCATAGATCGACTGGTTCAGGACACTGGTGAACACGAGGGGCGCGAGCGTGTCGCGGAGCTGGCTCAGATCGGGTTCGCGCAAAATCTGGACGTACGCGCGTTGCACGTAGCCCTTGAGCCGCGTCGTGATCGACGCCGGGGGCACGTCCTCATATTCGAGATCCCGATACAGCTCCGTGAGGATCTCGCCGACGTTCACTGGCCCCTCATCAAGACGCGCAGCATGGCGAGTTGCTGCGGCGACATCGGCCCCCCCGGTACCTGGGGCGGCATCTGGCCGGGCGGCGGCATCTGGCCGGGCGGCATCTGCCCCGGCGGCATCTGGCCGGGCTGCGGGGGCGGCAGCGGCTTGGGCGCGGGCGGCAGCGGCCCGGGCCCGCCGGGGCCTTGCGCGCCCGGCGCGACGTAACTCGGCGTGGGCATGGTCGCTCCCTTACGCGGTAATGAGCGCCGACGCCGGATCGTATTGCGCGATCAGCTCGCGGCAAATCTGGGTCCGGGGCGGCAGGTTGAAGCGGTTGTGCCCGCGCGTGTCGAACCAGATGGTTTTCTTGCCGGGCTTGCCGGTGATGTCGTCCAGTTCGACGGTCACGGTGACGCGCATCGGTTGATTGTCGGCGCGCGTCGCGACGTAGCGGCCCGCCTTGACCTGATTGAGCAGTTCGATTTCTTCGGCGCTCGTCAGATCCTTGCCGAGTTCTTCGGCGACCCAAAACGTCGGGCACTCGAAGTCGGGGCGGGGCCGCGCGACGTCGCCTTCCGGGTAGGAGTAGGCGCTTTTCGCGGGATGCTCCTCCTCGTGCTTCTGGAGCGCGTGATGCGCCTTCGCGGTGGCGTCGGCGGCAATCTGCGCGTCGTTGCGGCGTTCATCGACGCGCGCGTTGCGCTGCGCCTCGTAGATGCCGCGAATTTGCTCGAACGTGTACCCGTCCCCGATGAATTCGCGCACTTCCCCGAGCGGCGCGCCGAGGGACGCGATTTCGATCATCTGTTCCGACGAGAGGGGGGTGGCGGGCTCCGATGTGCTGGGTTTGGGCATAGATCCTCGAGGGAAAGAGGCGCGGCCGACCCGTGGCAAAGCGGGCCGACCGCGCAAGGGAACACGAGACGCTGAGAGTCTAGTCGATTGTCAGGTAGACGGGGCACGCCTTTCCGTCCACGCCCACCGCCATCATGTAGCCGATCGGCGGCGTCGCCGCCGCCGCGCCGTCGATGACCACCGCGCCCGCTGCCGTGCCGGGGACCACGACAGCCAAGCCCGCGCCGGGCGTGCCCGCGACGAGGACGCCCGCCGGACCGCCGCTCTGGACCCAGCCGTATTCCGCCGCGGCAATCGGGAACACGGCCGCGCCGACCGCCGGGCCGGTCAAGGTCGTGATCGGGGTTTGGATGACCCCCACGTAGGGACTCTGCACCAACGAGACGGTGTTCTGTCCCGCGACGATGGTTTCCTGAATCGGGAGCGCGAGCGTCAGCGTGAGCGGCTGCGCGGAGCCTGCCGCCGGATGCCCGGAAATCGGATACATGTACCCGATCTTCGAGCCGGTCCCGGCGGTATCCACGAGCAACCAGCCGCCCGCGTATTGGTTCGCGACGCTCAAGGCCGCGCCGAGCGTGACCTTGATCTGTTTGGACCCCGCCGCGCCGCCCGCGTTGCCGAACGCATCCACCACCCCGGTCTGCGCGGGGACCACCAAGTTCTGATGGAGCGCGATCGGCGCGGGGCCCTGGATCATGTTGCCGGGCACCAACGCCACGCCGCCCGCGCGGACATACCGGAATTTCCGGCCGAGGCCATCGGTCGCCTTTTCACCAGGGGTGTGGACCGCATTGGGCTGAGACGAGAGCAATTCCTGCCCGAAGGCAGTCGGATCGCCAGTGAGTGTGCTGGACATGGTCTAGGTTCTCCTCTTACGCGATGCTGTAGATCACGCCGAGCCGACGTGGGGCGGTCGCAATCGTGTTGAACATCGTGCGGATCGCGACGATGTCCACGGTTTGATTCGCCGGGTTGATCGCGGGGCGCGCCTTCATCCACGAGCCGGTCTTGTAGATCCACTTGTAGAACCGTTCGTTCAGCATGTACATCGCCGCCGCGAGACAGGCGTTGTCGTAACTGAGCATCATGCCTTTGAACTTCACGACTTCGTTCTTGAAGCCGCCGTCCCCCGAGACCTTGTCGGTGAACCGTTCGTTGGCGGTCAGCAGCCCTTCATAGCCCTCGAACGTCGTCCGGTCGGTGACGCCGAAGGTGGGGTGCTGATCGCCGATGCCGTTGCTGCACAGGTTGTAGATCGAGCGCATCGCGGCGCGCAGGACCGAGAACGCGGTGCCCGCCCCGCTCATCGTCTGGTTGCGGAAGAACGAGAAGTTCGCCCGATTGACGCCGCCCACGGTGCCGACGAGCGGGTTGACCGCGACGAGTTTCTGCAACCCGTCGACCGCCTTGCCGTTGTTGCCGGTGCCGTCGCCATACGCATCAGCGTTGATGGTGCCCCGCAACGACATGCGGAGGTTTTCCATCTTCGCCGGCGCCAGCGCGAACAGTTCGCCCTCGCCCGAGTTGCGGTCTTTCTCCAACTCGGACATGACGATGGTGCCGACGTATTCCTTCCAGTCGTATTCGTAGCGATCGAATACGTCCACGCGGCCGGTGGCGAAGGTATCGGTATCGGAATACGACTGGACGGTGCTGTTCAGGGCGTATTCGATGGGGCCGGTGATCGAGTCGCCGCCGGAGAGGCCCTTGAAGCCTTTGCCGGTCGACATGCGGTTAAAGAGCCAATAATCCCCGTGGACCTGATCTTCGGGGACGGTGCTGACAACGGCTTGCCAATTGGATGCAATGCGCTGCCCATCATTCGGACTTGCCACGGCGACCTACCTAACAGCCCATCGTCACCATTGGTCCTTCGGAATCTCGTCGAAGGACTGGTACCGACCGGGCCGAGAAGCGGCGGCAGTTCTCGGACTCACCGAGTTGGCTGCGGCCTGAGTTCGGAGGTCCGCACGTTCCTGGGCGCGACTCGTTTGATCGAGGGTCGGGAGCACTTCGTTGTGCAGCACTTGAATCCACGCCTCGTTGAAGTCCACGAGGTTGTTCTTGGATTGGATGTACGCCTTGACCTTGTCGAAGTTCTCGACGAACCGGGGGTTCTTGTTGAGCGCGTCCAATTGCCGTTGCAGCGGCACTTCATACGAGGAAATCTCATCGCGCTGGCGCTGGCTCTCCAGCCGTGACGCGCGTTCCTCTTTGAACGGCGCTAACTCCTGCTCGAACTCCGATCGGATCTTGGCGGTATTCCACCGCTGCCACTTCTGAAGCTGCTTGTCAGAATAGACGAGCGTTCGACTGCCGTCCTCATTCTGCTGATACAGGTCGGCTGGGGGTTCGGCGTCCTCTGGCGCCGCCGCTGGCGGCGCGCCGTTCCCAAAGACTCGACCGGCAATCGCCCGAACTTGCTGGCTCAGGCCCGGATGATTGACCGCTTCACGGAGCAACTGCTCAATGAGCGCGGTCGGATTGGTGTCGAGGGCGGTCGAAATCCCAAGGGCCCGTTGCACCTGGTCTTTCGTCGCGCCCCGCTCGACCAATTCATTGGCCCACGCGACTCGCTGCCACCGTGTCTCAGCCTCTCGCCGTTGGTCCTCGAGAATGGCTTTGTGGCGTTCAAACGGGATCGGCCCCGGTTCTGTGCGGGGCTTGGACTCGATCTCGGTCGGCGTCCGCTCGTGAGAGGTTGTCGCACTCTCTGGCGGGGTGACGGGTTGGGCGTCTGCCGAGGTCGTCGGGGCCGTTGGCGAATCGGCCTGAGCATCAGAGGGTGACTCCGTCCACAGTGAGGGGGAATCAAACTCGAGAGGCTGTGTGTCGCCGGTCGGTGTTTCGTCGGGCATAGTGAACGCTTACCTTCCGCCTGTCAAGGCCGGGGGGGAGTTTTCGGTTTCGTGGGCAGCGTGCCGCCACAGGCGAGACAGATGCGCTGCCCGGAGGGTTTGGTGAATACGGTCGGTTCGTCGCACCGGCATTGGCGCATGACGGGCCCTCAGTGCGTCACCCCGAGCGACGGGCCGCGATATTCGCGCCGGGTGCAGTCGCATTCGACGACCGTCAACGTCGGCGTGCTGTCGCGCAGCCCGCGAATGCCGTCGTTGTCGCCCGCGATCTGGCAGCGCAGACACCGCATCAGGAATTGCAAGCCGAGCAGTTTGATCACGCGCTCGAGCGCGTCCATCTGTTCGATGAACGCATACGGCAGATGCTCGACGCGCTTCGGGTCGAGGTGTTCGCGCTCGGCGGGCAGCTCCGGCGGCATCGGCATCGCGAACGTGCCGATCGCGGTGCGCGCCGTACACGCGCAGTCGACCGAGAAGGACGTCCCCTCCGCATTCGAGCTGCCGACGCAATACGACCCGTCGCGGTCGCCCGCCTTGAGACAGTTCACGCAGCGGAACTGCAACCCGATGCCGTACTGGGCGAACGTCACCTCACTGTCGATCAGGACTTGCATCCACGAGACGGGGACGTCTTTGGGCGCGCGGATTGCCACACGGCCACCACCGGGTAATACCAGCATCGAGGCTCCTACTTCTCGTCGAGGCGTTCGAGGAGGGCTTTCGCGTTATCGAGCGTCTCTTGGCTCATCGAGGACCACGGCGTCGTGTGCGGCGACTTGTCGGTGCCCGGGAGCGGCTGATGCCGCACAAACGGCATGACGCCTTCCTGGGCCATGACCCGTTTCAGCTCCGACCGCGAGTAAATCCGGCGCGGCGTGTGGCCCAAATTTTCATAGACGCGCCCGCCGGGGAAATCGTCGGGAATCATCGTCGTATGCCGCCCGACCCAGACCCGTTCGGTCGCGTGGCCCTGCGGGCAGAGCACCGTGCCGATGTCGTGCTTTTCGAGCAGATCGGCCCGGGCCCAGCCGCACGTTCGGCACATCCGGTCGAACAGCGGCATTTACATGACCCCGCTCGGCCCGGTCGCCATTCCGCCCGCCATCTCAGGGCTGGCCTCGCCGGACCCTTGCATCCCGCCCGTGCGCTCGGCCAGATGCTTGTCGAGCGTCTCGGCCGGGGCGAGTTTGCCGCCGTGCGTGGTGTCGGGCGGCGTCCCCTGGCCGCTGGTCTGTTGCGCGGTCGCCATGACCGCCGCCGTCGCGGCTTCCTCGCCGATCTGATGCGCGGTGAGGAGCGCCTCGGGGTCGATCTTCATCCCGAGTTTCATCAGGATGTCCAAGACGATCGGCGACTGCGGGGACAGCGGCGACAAGTCCTCGCCTTTGAACGCCAGCGTGGCCTTGGGCGGCTCCGGCTTCGGTTGCGGGAGCTGCTGGTCGGGGACGATCACTTTGGATGGGTCGAGATGGTATTTCTCGGCCAGCCGTTCATTCAGGTAGGCCCGGTTCCAGTGCGGGTCTTGCGCCACGTACGAGTACAACTGCTGGAACTGCATCCGATCGAGCGGGGAATCGTTCTTGAGACTCGAGTCGGGCGTCATCTTGAACGCCATCGGCACGGGCACCTGATGCCGCCACTGGTCCCATTGCTGCGCGGCTTGCGGCCCGATGACCGCCGCCGCATCCTCGACCGTGTAGTACCGCTGCATCAACGTGGCAATTTTCGCCGCGCCCGTCACGAACCAATCCGCCACGAAGCCTTGGTCGGCCCCTTGCCGGACGTTGACGTTCGCTTGCCGCAGGTTGGATTCCGTCGCGGTTTGTGTGCCCTGGTTCGCCACGCCGACCGCCGTCGCATCAATCGCGAACGTGTGGGACAGGTCGAAGTCGATCTGGCTCGACATCGAGTAGTTGTCGGGCGGAATGGGCGCGTGTTCCTGCCACTTGATCGGCCCGCGCGGGTCGTTGAACGCTTCATCCGGCAACCCCACGAGCCCGCCCTGCGGCGCGCGGATCGCCTTGTCCAGTTCGGCGGGCGGCAGCTTCCCGGTGCTGTAGTAGCCGACCGTGTTGTTGATGTCGCGTTGCTTCACGCCCTGGACGCGATATTTGTCGAGTTCCTGCGTCTGCGGGAGCGCCACCATGACGTCCGACATGAGATAGGCCGAGTCGGTCAGCGTCCGGATGGTCAGCGGGTGATACGGGTAGCCGATGAGCGAGTCGGGGGTGAGCCGCCCTTGCGCGTCGAAGGTCTGATCGGGCGACGGGCGATGCTCGACCGGGTCGTCCAAGCCGTCGATGAACACCACTTTGGTCAGGTGCAATGGATGGACGATTTTCGGGTTCTCGAGACACGTCCGATAGTAGATTTCGATGCCCGTCACGACGTCTTTGGTGCTTTCCCGGGTCGCTTCGGGAATCGCGCCGTGGTTGAACCATTGCGCCTTGTCGCTGGAGCCGGACCCGCCCGCCCCGGAGCCGGTGAAGTCGTCGGGGATGTGGTCTTTCCAAATGCCGCGCGCTTCGGTCAACGACATCGTGAACCGCTGGCCCAGCCAGGGCGCTTTGTCGAAGTCGGTGGAACGGAATTCGGACGGGATCAAGGCTTGCCGATTCGAGAACGCTTCCCAGCAGCATTCGGTGTAGATGGGGACCGGGACCGTCTCCATCTGCGGTGCGCCCATCGGGTCCAGCGCCGGTTGCCCCATCGGGTCCAGCTTGGGCCGCTCGACGTCGACCGTGTAGGTCCGGTAGTAGATTTTCGTCCAGCCCGCGCCAAACAGCAGATACGCGAAGATGGCGTCGCGCCCGAGCGTGGTCGCCTTGACGCCGTACAGCCCGAGTTTGTGGTTCAAGAGCGCGGCGTGCGCGGCCACCATCGGCCCGCTGTTCGGAATCGTCTCTAGGAGGGGCGACGGCGCGACGGTCAAGTCGGGCTGCTTGTAGAACAGGTCAGCCTTTTTGCGCTCGACAATGGAGAACAGGCGATTGGTCCGGACCTCCAGCGAGTAGGCGTCCGGATTTTCTTTGACGCTCGGCGAGTAGTTCTTGATGGCGACGTCCCACCACTTCAAGTACGGCTCTTGCACCGCGAGCGCGGCGTCAATCCGCGATTCCCACTTGTGGACCTCGTCCTCCGTCATCGGATCGACGGCGGGCCCAGGTGAGCCTTTTTTGACAGGAGACGCGGGATCGTCGATCGGCAGCGTCGGGTCAGCCATGTAAGCGCGACGATTCTAGCGCGTTTATCTCCCGAGGACGCCAGATTTCCCTTTGCGCGCGTCCGCGTCGTCCAGTTCGCGCAACCATCCCACGGTGTACGGCGGGTACGGCGCTTTCAGGACCACGCGCACTGAGGGCGCGGGCCGCGAGGACAACAACACGCGCAACGCTTCGGCCGCAAACGTCTCGCCCTCGCAATCGTCCGGATCGTTCTCTTTCTGGATGAGCGTCGGCAGCGTGCGAACCAGCGACGGGCACTCGGCTTTGTTGATTTGCAGCCACGGCACCCCGTCCGGCGCGTCCCGCAGAAATTCGTGGACCCGCGCCCAGCCGTGGATGCGGTTCGAGCCGCTCGGGATCATCGGCAACCCCGCCCGCCCGAACATCGAGGACGGGGCTTCGGGTTCCAAGGTCGACGATGCCGTCTTGGTGGTCGACGGAAACATCTCGGGGTTCCCATAGATCGCGCGAAAACTGTCAATCCCGAGCGCCGTCGCCCTGGCTAACACCTGGGTGGCGACCGCGGCGACGGGCAAGCGCACGAATTTGAGGTCGGCGCGAATGATGACCCGGCCGCTCGGCAGCACCCGGGCAAACACGAAACACCCAGGCGTATTGAAGCCCCAAAAACACGCGCCGAGGTCATCGACCCGCATCGGGGAGTCCGCGGAGGAGATGCACCATCGCGCGCTGATGCGCTTGGCTCGGGCTGAGCGGCGCGGCGGCGTGGGACGCCATCGGCGCGGCCACCAGCGTGTCCTCGCCCAGCCAGCGCCCGCCATCTTGCGGGCCCCGCGAATACTGGGATTCAGCCGAGAAGGTCGGGTGCCCGTGCTGCTTGTAGGTGTCCGTGAAGTGATCCTGGCCGAACTGCATCGGTTTCGACCCGAATTCCTTGAAAAAGCCCCGGTAGTCGTAGAAACTCCCAGGCTGGTCCGCGTCGGTAATCTTGTTCTGGGCGAGCCACGTCCGGTACGCCAATTCGTCGTCGAGGGTGAGCGGTGTGCGTTCGTCAGCCATGACTACCTCGCTTGGGCGCGATGCGCTGAAATAATTCGACGTACGTCGGCGTGACGGTGATTTGAAAGGGTTCGGGCCCAATCAAATGGGACGCATCCATCGCCCGCCCGTTCACGGGACAGTAGATCTCCACCGGCCGATGTCTAGGCCACGGTCGCAAAATGACGATCGCTGAGTTCCCCGAAGAACGACCCCGTAAATACGGTCCAATCGCCAAAACGGAGCTGCTGATACCGCGCGGCCGAGAGGCCCGAGAGCGTCGTCTCGGCATAATCTTCCTTCAAATACGGGTTGTCCTCGAGCGTGGCGTGGATAAAGCCGTATTGCGAGGCGTTGTAATCGGGAAAGTCGAGCGGGTCGGGTTGCCGGGTGATGTAGTGGTCGATCAGGGTGAGCATCCCGCGGCCGCCGGGGTTGCCGAGGATAAGCGTCGATCCGTCCTGCTCATGCCCAAGGCCCCGCTGGGCGGTGATGGACCCCCGATCCCGCGTGGGAATGTCCGTAATCGCCTCGGGGACCATGTTGTTCCCTTCCTCGAGCGCGATTTTGTCCCATTCCGGCCCCATATGCCTGGAGACGTCGCCTGGGTTGTCGCAATACCCCATCGAAATCAGCGATCCGTTCTCAAACCGCATCTCGGGCATGTTCCCGCCGACGAATTTCGCGTCGCCGAGCGCCAGGGCTTCCGCCGCCATGAATTTCAGGTGGTTTTTCTGTAATTCCGGGTAGGTGCAGCGCAGCAGTAGGCACTGTGCGCCGGGCACCTCGCGACAGAGGGCGTACAACGACCACCGCGCCCCGTAGGACTTGCACGCCCCAGCGGCCCCAGCAACCAGGAGCCGTTTGACGGTCGATTCCTGCATATCGACCTGCAAGGGGAGCGGGACATACAAAAACGGACGCGCCGGGTCGGATTTGGCGTCCAAAATTGCCCGGCGGATTTGCCGGAGCGCGCAGGTTTCGGTCTCGCACAGCCAATGGCCTCGAAAGGTCTCGGATTCCAAGACTTTAACGAACTGCTGCTGACACCATCGACACCTGGCGACCCGATGCCGCCGCTGCGAGGCCGTCGCCATCGCGAGCGTCATCAGCCCGGGCCAGTCCGGCAGCAGGGACTCGAGCGCCGGGGGGCTGGACTCGAGGAATACCGGCTCGCCGGCGCGCTTTTTCGCCACCTGGACTACTTGGGGGAGATGCCGCAGCCCTTGAGGAACAACACATCGATCGCGTTGACCTCCCACGGCACTTTCGGGTTGACGCCGAACACGTCTGACCGGATGTTGCTGGGCATGAGGGCCCCGTGGGGGAGGACGATGTCGACGTGGGGCCGCAACCGAGCCGTGTTCGCGTGCCGCTGCTGCATGGCGTTGTAGTAGGACTGCGGCGGGAGGGCGTCTGTGCCCGGTTTACGTAGCTCAATTTGCAACATGTCCGCGTATTTCTTGGCAATCTCGTCGTAGTTCACGGTCGGCTGCTGCTCAAACAGGCGATAGGCGTGATTGAGGGCGTTGATCCACTCCGCTTTGGTCGCTTGGTGACTCCGGAATGCCGGAACATCGTCTGGAAGCGGAGGCAATTGGTCTCGGTTCATGATTCGGTTTCCCGATTCTACCCCTTGATCGCCGCCACCCGAATGCGTTCATCAATCCGATAGAACGGGTCGCGATGCACGACCAAGGCGTGGTCACAGACGAACCACCGGGCAGGACGTCCGACAGATTCAACGCCCGCCCAGACAGGCGAGAGGGTCTTGGTCGCCCGCCAGGTGAGCCACGGCACGATGTCGGGCGGCTCCGCGTGAGAGAGATACCGGACCGCCGTGCGGCTATACGGGAGCAGGATGGACGTCAAGCCAAGGGCGTCCTCGTCGGGATAGTCCCCGTCCATATCCGTGAACCAAATCAGTTTCACGCCGTCGAGTAAGGGTTGCGACTGCGGAATCAGAGTCGCATTGTATTTGCCGATGCGTTTCGCCAGATGGGCGGCGGTGTAGTGGTAGTAGACGGGGTGAGTCGACGGGGTTGTGGTCATCAGCCGGGCAGCTTCGGTTGGGTCGCTTGGGCCAGCCGCCATGCCCGTTTGCCCGCCGCGTTCAGGTAGGACGGGCCGGGGTCCGGCTTGGGGGCTTCGCCGACGCGAATTCGCAGTTTTGGGATGACCGTCGAGAGCTGCTGCCCAAAGTTCTTCGCCACGGACTCAGCCGTCACCTTGTCAGGGATGAACAGAATCGAGCCGACGAGGGTTGCCCCAATGAAATAGCTTTGGAGGTAGCCCGAGGGAATCCCGGCACGTTTAAGGGCGTCAATCAGCTTCACGCTTCACCAATCTTGGCGTGAGGTCTGATACGTGGTGATTTTGACTAATGATTTTGAGAACCGTCACAAGCGGAACACCGATACGTTTAGCAATCTTCGTCGCTGGCATCTTCCTGAGATGCCATTTCAGGACGTGAGCCGCGAGCATTGACGCCGCCGTTGGGTCGCCATTGTAAGAAGCGCGTCTAAGGTTCTGACCCCATTGGGGACCGGGCAGGGGGTTTGGAAGCACGAGCAACTGACATGGAGTGCCAACTTTTCCTTTCATTGGTTTCCTCCGATAAGTTCCAGACCTTCGGCTACAGGCCCTCCCCCTAGTTCCCGCCCACCACCGGCTAGATGATCCCCGCAAGTTCTTGGAGCATCTAGACCTAGCCCGATTCAAAAAAAAAAGAATCGGTCTAGCCGTATGGAGCCGCGTTCGTAGAGATCGCCGGTTCCCAACCCGGTCAGCCCGGAGAACACGCCCCCTCACCCTTATTGCTGCTGCTTCCTAAGAGCAGTAGCCCCTCCACCTACCCCGGATGAGAGACGCGCCTGATGTTCAGTGCTCGGTCGTGCATCAGCGGAACACGGCAATCCTCGGGATGCCCCGCCTTGCAAACTGTGATTGATTTAGAAGAATCAGGAAGGTAAACTGGCGGTCAACTGCCGATTTACCGGCCACATCCCGGTCAATCTAAAAGCCTCGAAGGTTTGCGGCCTTCGGGGCTTTGCTCTTTCTAGGTTGCCCCTCGGGGCACCAAACGAGAGAGCAAAGTCACGAGCGAAATACTGCGCCTCTCGTCACACCGCTGTCAAGCGTGTCGATCATGTTCCCCGTGTTGGGAAGATGATGTGACGTGATGTGACGTGTCGTGAGCGTGCGGGATCTGACCATTTTCTGCGTCCACAGGAAATGGTGACGTGAAGGTGTCACGCGCGGCCCCCGCTCCCCAGCAGCGCCACGCCGGATGGGAACGACGCGAACGCGAAGGAACCGCGCGTGACGGTCTCAGTGTGTCATCGTCGCCCGAGGCTGGGGATTTGGATGTCGCCAATCCCAAAGAACACCGAGAGCAGCCACAACACCACGGCTGCGATGATCACCCACCGGATGATCGGCTTGATCGACACAGAGACAAACGGGGCCGTCTCCACCAGCCACAACAGCACGCCGACGACGAGCAGCAGTACGACGAGTTGAATCAGTCCCACGGGGCACCCTCCGCGCTCATGGTAGGTCAGCCTTCCTCGGGGGGCGTGTCGGGGTCGGGAAAGGCGTGGCCCTCAACCAAGGGGGTCAAGTGGACCGCGTTGTGTGTCCCGAGCCGCGCCAGGATGTACTCAATCTTCCGTTCAACCTGCGCGATCCGTTCCTCGAGTGTCTCAGCCGGTTTCTGTGTGGGACGCTTTGCCATACCTGCTTCTCCAATCAAATATGCAGCCGGTTGTCAAGTTTCCGCATAACGCTTTGAGACGCAAAGGTCTATACAGAAACAGTTGCAGGTCCAATCGTTGCAGCTCCAACTATCGTCCCGCCGTTACGGTAGCCAACGTAATGGGCGTGTGCGATTACCGCACAACACGGGCGATTACCGCACGCTAATGAGACCAGTCTCAATAAGGGCCACACCCCGCGCGAGGGCAAGATCCGAATTATAAT